GATTACCAACGAGTAAATCTACTTCTGTTGGTCTAAAATATTTTGGATCTATTTCGTAGCTGTTAAGCAGCATTTGTTCGATTTGTATTTGTTGCTCCGGCGTCCAGTCTATTGACTCGTCCCACTCGAATCGGCATCCTTCAAGTGGAAATCCGTGCCGGATCATTTGCGGTATCAATTTCCAGTTCACAACATCACGAAACATATCGGAATCGGATTCAATTACATTTTTAAAAACTTCGAGGTGCACTTCCGATTGACTAAGTGAGCTGCCACTATCGATTGTCATTGTCTGATTTAATATGCCTTTGCTTATTTCGGAATTTGCGCGGTCGATACGTTTGTCGTAAACATTAAAAGCATCTCCTCTGGTTGTTTCTTTGATTTCTATTTCTGTTCCTTCCGGAAATAACCCCCAGGAGAGAGCTCCCATTTCGGCAAGGAATTTTTCGGCACGGGCAGTATCCTTAGGGTCGCGACTTGCTGTTTTACCGATACGTATAGGCATTCCGAACACTTCTCCAAAAGTATCCCAATATGCAAGCATATTTTTCTTGGATAAGGCAGACGGGCAAAGTTTAAGAAGCAGACCGAGATTATCTTTTTTTCCGATTCCGATACACCAGTTAGCAGGACTCCCTTCAGTATAAGACACACCTCGTTTCCATTCGTCGCCAACTTCTTTAACAATTACCCCGTATTCCGGAATAACATGTTTGCGTGGTATAAGAGAGACTTCGCTATATCGCATACGTCCTTCGGTTATGATATCTCCAAACTCAACGAGAGAATAACCGTAATAGATAGAATCGTATGCGTAATTCCAAAAATCTTTAAACCATTCTACTTCGAACAGTTCTGAAAGTTCAGGTTTTTCTTTTCCGGATTTATCCACTATTTTGAAAGATTTCTTAAACCCCATTCTATTTCGTTGATCGATACATCCGGTAAGATGTAAATCGGCTGCCACATCGGTATATACGTCGTATAAGGGGCCGCGAATCGGATTTTCGGGATTAATAGCAGCTTGCCATGCACGTCGCCATGTTCCAATATCTTTTTTTGTCAGGTTTTCTGCCTGTATTTTAAGCTCAATGAGCATTTTCTTTTTAGTATCCTTAGCCATAATATTTCAGTTTAATAGTCGTATTGTTGTTTAGGCATACTTCCGAATTTTAAAGGGGTTGTTTCTTCACCTGTGCTATCTGTTAACAGCGGTAGTGTTGGAGATAATAGTCCTTTTGCTACACGATTAAGATAATCGATAGCTCTATCGTATCTATCTTTTACGCGATCGAATAATATATCCGGATTGGATAGACGTATAATTTGCCAGAGAGCAATATCTTTAGTGAGCTCGACAATTAAGCGGTTTCGTTCATTGCCTTGCTTATTGAAAACATTTATGGTATCATATCGCCCTGCCAAATAGCTTTTAATTTCTTCGATGGCTGCATCAATTGCGATTTCAACAATTGTTTCGTCTTCTTCAACGATATCAATAATTTGATATTCGTACGCTACCGTTTTTAATTCTTCGATTGTTATGAACATAATTAATAAGTTTTATAGAGAGCGTTTCTTTCGATAGTTTCAAGACTACAATTAAATACTCCTTTTTGACAATATCTTTTAACAATATTACGCTGTTTAATTACGGGTTTACCGCCCATATTTAACACCATATATTTATACCTATTTTGTTTAGCGAGTTTGTTTGCTAAACGAACCTTGCGTTTTAATTTGTAATCGAACAAAAAAGCTTCAATTCCGTGAATAAATGTTTTGATAAATGTTTTCATAGATGTATTTTATATAATTACCATGATGATTTAGGTGATGTTCTTTTCCCAAAAACAGGTTGAAATGTTTCAAGTCGTTTGTTTTTTTGTAATATAAAAATAGCCCCTTCGTCAGCATCCGGAGCATCGTCGTGAGTACGGGTTCCTTTTTCGAAAGAAAGTGTTTGTTCGAGAGCGCACATCATATCCGGGTCGTTGCGTTGATTTTCGTTGTAGAAGACAAAGCCACGTTCCCATAAAGGTGAAATAGCTTCAATACGTTGAAATTTATCCGGTTTTTTGCGATGATCTGCGCGTATAGGTAGTTGATATCCTCTTAATCGACCTTCGCCGGCAAATTCGTCAAGGATTAAGTCCTGCATAAAATTAGCTTCCATATAGTAATCGCAAATCACGTCGGAGGGGAATCTTTCATGTAGGTCGTAAAACCATCGCACCATTTCAGTAATGGAGCATTGTCGGCAAAATGCGAATAGGCAATGCAGCTCAGTGTTTTTTTGTCCCCATACTTTGATTGCTTTATAGTCGTTTTTTGAGGAGCTTTTGAAGCTTGGATCGCAATAGGCTATAATTGCATCATATTGCTTTAGTGGGAATGCGTTTTTCCATTTAATCCAGTCAGTTCTAAATACAGCACCTTCGGTAATGGGATTGTTCATCATTTCTTTTTGAAATGCTCGATATCCCATAAATGTCGCCATATCTTGAATTTCTTTCATTGACCATTTTTCACTCCAGGAAACATTTCCTTTGTTGTCATACGCATTAATCTGACTTACATAAACCCCTTTCGTATTTGCGATTTTTTGAAGGACGCTGTTTTTAGATATAAGATTACCTACCATAATAAAACGTCCACGACCGCCATCCAAAGCTCCAAAAAGAGCTTCTTTTACCCAGCTTGTTAACCGAGTAACTCTATTTTCATTTTCGCAAAGTTCATCATCATCTAAGTCATCAATTACAATATAGTCCGGTCGAAAAGAACGATATCTTAATCCACGTGGAGATTGCCCACGTCCACGAGCAAAAAAAGCAGTATCGTCTTTAGTTACAAATTCTCCGGTTTGCCAGCTTCCGTTGTTGTATTGTTCCCCGAAATCGGAGATGTATCTTTGATTATACTGTAATTCTGCTTGAATGTCAGCAAGTAGTGTATTTGCGTTGTCTTCGCTTTTGCCGACCAACACCATTAAGTTGATTTGTTTTATTTTTTGACATTTAAGCCACAAAGGGATAAAAATATCAAAATGTGTTGATTTTGCATGACCTCTTGCCCACTTAAAAACTCCCTTAAGATTTTTTGTTTCTTTAACTTTCTTAGCTGCATCAATGTGAAATTTAGCAGAGAAGGTTATTTCTCCGGTGTCTTTGTTGGTAGTATAATGAGGAAAGTAATAATTAACAAAATCAGAATAGTTCTCGCGTAAATGATTTATGCGTTTATTCTTAGCCACTGGCGATTCTGACTTATCGACAGTAGTTTGTCTTTGTACGGTATCGCACCATAATTTCCATTCGTCATAATTACGGGGAATAGCAGGCATTTGTTAAGGTTTTTTTGAAATTTGTTCACTTATATAAAGGTCTTGATATTTGTTATTAGCTTTAAGTAATTCGGGTGTTATTTCAGAGTCGAAACTTGAACGATATTGCATCCACTTTCCAAATGCCATAAATACCTCAATAGCGTCAACCACGTTTGCTTTTTTATCGAGTTTTTCGATTGTAGTTGATAGTTTAGAAAGCTTATCACCTAATCCTGATATTAAATCCGGGTCGTCGGATTCATTCACTTGCTCTATCAGCTTATTTATAGTAATTAAAAGCTTATTAACCAGTTCAGGTCGAGTAATGTTTTCTGCAGCTCTTTTTTCAGCCCAACCTTCTTTATCGACCCAACGACTCACTGTTTTTTCTGTTACCCCTATCTTATTGGCAATGCTTTTTTGTGTTTCCCCACGCATGAAGTAAAGTCTTGCCAATTCTTTCGTCTCTTTATTTGCCATAACTTTTATTTTAAAACAGCGACAAAAGTAGCTGCAAAGCTACTTTTATTTCATAAAACTACTCAAATCGTATAACAAGTTATCAAATAGGAATAAAAATAATTAAATGTATGATTCGGGTTGTACTTTTGTGGCTGCTTTAGTTTAATTAAAAAAATGCGAGAAATGATAAAAAAGTAATTATGGCAAAAACATTTGTGTTGAGTGAGGAAAGTGTAAACAGCTATGGATTTAAAGTACTAACACAAGGGATTGACTTGACAAATTTCAAAAAAAATCCTATTATGTTGTGGAATCATACACGTAGTTATTCGGATAAAAACAATGTAATCCTTCCGATAGGTAAATGGGAAAAT